GATCGCATGCAGGTCGGCGCGCAGGACCGGATCGCCCGAGGGGATCCGCGCGCGGCGGTCCTGCATCGCCTCCTTCAGCGCGGTGGCCATGTCGAGCTTCGCGGCGGCCGTGAAAAGCACCCCCTCGACCCGGAGCGTGCCGTGGCGGCGCTGCGCGTCCTCGACCGGCTTCTCGCCCATCCCGGTCTGGTCGATGCGCACCCGCACGACGCGGTAGCGGGTCATCACCTCGTCCAGGAGCCGGTCCTGTTCGGCAAAGCTGATCCGGCGCCGGGCGACGATCTCGCGCGTCCAGAGCACGTCTCCGACCTGCTCGAGCACCCAGATCACGAAGAGGTCGTTCCGCGCCGCGATGTCGACGCCCACGAAGCAGAGCCCGCCGCGGTAGAGCTCGGGCCGCCCCGCCTCGGGGTGCTCGCAGCCGGCGATCAGGTCGTAGTCGAGCCAGGCGCTGGCCTCGTCGAGCCACTTCAGCTCGTATTCCTGCGCCCAGGCGTCCTCGTCGGCCATGCCCCGGCGCAGCATGTCGATGTCGCGGTCCAGCCCCTGGCGCACCGCCTCGTAAATGTCGACCACATGGCGCGACCAGACGGTATCCGCCGCGGTCATCAGCTCGTAGAACTTGTTGCCCTTGCCGTTCGGGGTGCTGATGACCCTCAGCTTCAGCCCGGTCCGGCTGATCACCGGGAAAAGCGCCGCCCAGATCTCGCGGCTCCTGGCATGGAAGGCGAACTCGTCCAGGATCACGTTGGCGCTGAAGCCGCGCGCGGTGTCGGGGTTGGCGGGCAGCGCCGTGATCCGGCTGCCGTTGGGAAACCGCACCTCGAGCGCCTTGTAGACGGCATCGGGCCCGGCGGCCTGGGGGCTGCGGAACTCGCCCTCGTGAAAGCTGGGTTCGCCCCCCTTCACGAGGGTGTTGTAGACCTCGTAAAGCGCCCTCGTGAAGGGCCGGATCACCTCGGTCATCATCTCGGCCGCCTGCCGTTCGCCGCGCGACAGGATCACCCAGCGGTCCCGCCGGTCCTCGACCCAGGCGCGGAAGCAGCTGTCGACGCATTCGCCCCCGGTGGTGAAGGTCTTGCCGGTCTGGCGCGCGAACATGCCGATCTTGAACCGGCTCGCGTCCTCGATCCAGGCGCGCTGGTAGGGCAGGAACGCGACGACGGGGCGCAGGGCGGGGGCGGTCGGCGTCGTCATGCGAACCCCATGATCCTGCGCGCCTTGGCCGCGGCCTCGGCGTCGATGTCGCCGGCGGCCACCGCCGCCTCCAGCCGTTCGGCCTGCACCTTGCGCTCGGCCGCGAGCATGGTCTGGCGGATGCCGGCCGACGTCATGATGTCCTTCAGCATCCGGCCGACGAAGTGCAGATCCTTGGGGTCGATCTCGTCGCCGGCCTTGAGCATCTGCGCCTCCATCGCCTTGAAGGCGAGCGCGGTGACCATCTGGAAGAGGATGTTGTGGCGCTTGGCCTCCTCCTCGAGCCCGTTCTCGGTCATCCAGCCCTGCGCCCAGGCGCTTGCGGCCTCCTGGGTGCGGGCGAACTCGCGGTACTCCTGCCCGAAGCGGTGGACGGTGGCGGGGTGGAAGGTTGTCGCCTGGCCGGCCTCGGCCAGCTTGCCGTTCAGCGCCTCGGTCAGCTCGACGTAGCCGGCAAAGCCGCGGGCCCGCAGCTCGCCCTCCAGCCAGGCGCGGATCTCGGGGGGCAGCGAGGCGACCTTGCGGGGCGGGGGCATGTCAGACCCGCGGGTTCGGACGGGGGCGCTGGATCTCGGGGTGAACGGTCACGCCCTGGGCGACCTCGATCCCGGCCAGCGTGGCGGTGGCGATGACGAAGTCGTCCCCGGCCGTGCCCGGGCCGATCGTCGTGATCAGCCCGTTCTCGCGGAGCCACACGAGCTCGGTGACCACCTGGCTGCGGGTCGAGGTGACGCCCAGCCCCCGCAGCACGTCGGTCAGGATCGAGGCGTTCGAGGTGTACTCGGCGCAGGCCTCGAGGTGGCGCAGGATCGCCAGCCGGCGGTGGCGGCGCAGCGCCTCGGCATAGTCGCTCACCGCTTGCCCTCCAGCAGATGCTCCTCGTGCCGCGTCACGATCGCCTCCAGCCGCTGCATCACCTGCACGTTGCCCTGCATCAGGGCGCGGATCTCGCGCAGCTCGCCCCGCATATCGGCCAGGCTCAGCTGCACCGTGTGGACCTGGTCGAGCCCGGGCAGGCCGCCGATTATGTGCTCGACGGCCGCGATGCGCCCCGCCTGCCCGTCGGCGCGGGCTGCGAGCCCCGCGATCCGGTCGTCGATGTCGCGCCGTCCGGCCCGCACCCAGCCGACGATCGCGGCCACCACGGCCACGATCACCCCCAGCGTCACCGTCAGGTCGAAGGCGAAGGTCATCCGGGCTCTCCCGCGGGGCGAGCGGGCGGGGCGGGCAGCACGGCACCGGCCGACCCCGAGGCCGCAAGGCAGGCCGTCCCGCCGGGCGAGACCACCAGCAGCGTCCAGCTGCCCGACGGTGCCACCCAGAGCTCGATCACCGCGCCCCGCGCATCGAGGCCCGAAAACCGCCGCGCCTCGCCCCACTCCCCGGCGAGCATCTCGGCCAGCGCGCCCGCGGGCGCGCAGGAGGCCGCCGCAGACCCGGCCGCGCCGGCCGCCAGCAGCGCCGCCGCCAGCGCGCCGCCCCGCAGCGCTTTCACGGACGCCCCCAGACCAGCCGGTAATTGGGTGCCCGCCGCTCCAGCCAGGCCCAGAGGCCGAAGGCCACCGGCGCCAGCGCCTGGGCCATCGCGGCGCCGCGGTCGAGCAGCGTGTCGGGGTCGCCGAGATGCGCCGCAAGGTCGACGCCGAAGGCGTTCGCGGCCACCGTGGCGACCAGCAGGAGCGAGGCCCAGAAGCTGCGCGCCTGCCAGACCGGCAGGGGAGGCAGCGACGGGGGCGCGGGGTGCGGAACGTGATCGGGCCACATGGACATCTCCTTTCAGTCGGGGACGGTGTAGCTGCGCACGACCCAGCCCTCGTGGCCGCCCCAGGCGGTGGCGATCCACTCGCGCCCGGCGAAGGTGCCCGCGCGCAGGACCGGCAGCCTCGTGCCGTCGGGGATCGAGGCCAGGACGTTCGGGTTGAAGCTCGGCCAGCGCCGCAGGTTCAGCCCCGAGGCCGCCGTCACGCGCGCCCAGGCGCCCGCCGGCACGGCGGCCGAGCCCGCCTCGGCCGAGACATCGCCCGGATCGTCGCGGCCGAACAGGCGCGCGCGCAGCGGCTCGACCGGGAACAGCGGCGAGGTGTCGATCTTGCGCCCCGGACTGACGTACCAGTGCGGCCGCAGGTCGCGGATCGTGGGGATCCCCGCGACCAGCGCGGCCGCCAGCGCCTCGACGGCCGCGATCTGCCCGGGCGTGTAGGGCATCCAGAGCCCAGCCCCGTGCTCGGGCGTGGCCATCTCGATCAGGTCGTTCGCGGCGATCCCGAAGCGCTGGCCGAACCAGGCCAGCCCGTCTGCCCCCGACCGCACCAGCCGCCCGGGGCTCACGATCTCGATCCCGACCGAGAAGCCGTTGCAGCCCTCGCGCCCCTCCCAGCGGCTCGCGCCGGCATGGTTCGCCCGACGGTTCGTCGCGACCTGCTGCTCGACGCTGCCGTCGCGCTCGACCACGAAGTGGACGCTGACCTGCGCGACGTTGTCGCGCAGATACTCCGCCGCCCGCCCGGGCTCGATCCGGCTGGCGGTGTCGTGCACGACGATCAGCTCGGGCGCAATGAGCGGCCCCGTCCAGCGCGCGGCGCGGAACGGGACGCCCTCGATCCTGTGGGCCTTCAGGCGCATGGAAACCCCCGGCGGTTGCCGGAGAACCATGGCGCCCTGGGCCGGGCGCGACCATCCGCAAGGGCGTGTGCCGCCGCGGAGCCCGGCGCCGTCAGAGCAGGGGGAGCTGCCGCGGATCGCCCGCGCGACCCCGCGCGGAGCGGCCGGGGGTCGAGCCGTCGGGCGGCGCCTTCAGGGCGCGCCGCACCGCCACGTCCGACCAGCGGAGCCTTCGCGCGATCTCGGCCGCTGGCAAGCCCCTTGCGGCCAGCACATGGGCCAGCCAGGGCTTGGCCAGCGGCACGCGCGCCTTGCCCGGGCCGAGCTCGGCCGCCAGCCGCGCTGCCCCGGCCTCGCCCACCGCCCGCACCAGCCGCGAGGCCGCCCGGGGTGCGGCGGCAAAGGCCATCTCGGCCCCGCCGAACTCCAGCAGGAACTCCGCCGCCGCCTCCGCCCCCAGCGCGCGGACGTAGGGTGCCACATGCGCCGGCGGGCGGGGAGAGGGCGCGCCCATGCCGGTCACTCCGGCAGGAGCTCATGGGGGGCGAGCGTGCGGACGAGGCGCGCGAGGCCCGCCTCGCCGACGATTTCGAGCATCAGCGCCCGGCCCGGGAAGGGCGGCGCGGGGTCCGACAGGCGGGCCGCCCAGCGGGCGCCGCAGGGCAGGCTGCCCGAGAGCACCCCGCTCGCCCCGTCCCAGGTCCAGTGGCTCCGGCGGTCGAAGAGCGCGGCGAAGATCTCGTCCCGATCCTCCAGCGCGACGGCCAGCGCGCAGACCAGCCGCTGCATCGCGAAGGGGGCGGGCGCGCCCGAGGGCGTCACGCCGGGCCCCCCGTCGGCCGTCGGGCCGCTCATCGCTCGGCCTCCAGGCCGGCGCGGGCGCACATGTCCTTCAGCGCCCGGATCACGTCGTTGATCTGGCCCGCGTCCCGCAGCGTGTCGATGTCGATCGGGACGGACTGCCACTTGCCCTCGAACCGCGCGCGGACGAAGGCGTTGAGCCCGGCGCGCCCCGGTTTGCGGATCGCGCCGGCGCCGGCGAGCATTTTCCACAGGACGTGGATGTAGCGCAGGTCGGCGCGCGGGGCGGCGGGTTTGCGGGGGGCTTTGCCGGGCGTTGAAGAGGGCTTGAAGCCCAGCCGGCGCAGCTCCTCCACCACCGCCGCGCGCTCGCTGTCGTTCATCTCGCGCAGCCGCCGCTTGCCGGTGACCCGCTCGTAGAGGTCGCGCCGGTCGTCCTCTCCGGCCAGCCCCACGACACGGAGCCCGGCGTAGATGGCCTTGGTGCTGCTCATGGCGCCCCCTGCGGTTGCTCGTCAGGACCGGGCCACCACGCCCGGCCGACCGCGCCCGGCCGCAGGGGCCGGGCGGGTTTCGCATCAGGGCGTCTCGGCCGACGGACGGAAGGCCAGCGTTGTCGTCGCGGGGATCGCGATCGGCTCGCCGGTGCGGAAGTTCAGGCCCTGGCGCGCGGCGCGGGCCTTGAGGCTGAACCGGCCGAGTCCGGGCAGCGCCACGGTCTCACCGCGGGCGGTTCTCTCGCGGATGACGGTCGCAGCCGCGCGCAGCACGGCGCCGACGGTGGCGCGCCGCTGGCCGCACAGCACGGCGACCTGCGCCTCGAAATCGGCCTGGGGAAGGGTCCTGCTCATCTTTCGGCTCCTCGGGTTCGGGTTCTGGTTCGGGGTCGGGTCCGCCGGCGGAGCTCGCCGGTCGGCAGGGCCTCCGGGGGAGCGACCGCCCCGGGCATGGACGATCTCGCCGCGCGGGGCGGCGAGCGGGGCGATGCGTTCGCGCGGCGAGGGGTCCATCGTCACACCCGCGCGATGTCGAGGCTGATCGGCTCCCAGGCCCCGTCCGGGGCCGGGCGGCGGTAGAGGCGGACGTAGACCTTGGCTCCGACCACCCGCATGGCATCGCGGATCGCGCGCATCGCCCCGCTCCACCGCGCATCCGCGATCTCGAGGCGGAGCAGCATGAAGATCTCGGACCGGTTGATCTGCCCGGCCTTGTCGGTGTTGAAGGCGCGGGTCACGATGGCGCGCAGCTCGGGCCGGCTGTCGGCCGACCACTCGTTCAGGCATTCGTCGATCAGCTGCTTGGCGATCTGCAGCTGCGGCCCGAAGTCGATGTGGTCGGCCACCTGGACCTGGACCTTGAAGAGCCCGTCCCAGGTCATCAGGGTCTTGTTGCCCTTGGCCCCGCCCTTGGCGACCCCGTATTCCTGCTGCAGCAGCGCCTCGAGGTCGCCGATGTCGGTGAAGGTGTGGGCGCGGAAGCGGGCGATCTGGTCGCTCAGCGCCAGCCCGTAGCCCACGATCTTGCGGACCGTTTCGTCCTCCAGCAGGGCGGCGGCGGGGATTGCCTCGATCGGCACCAGGTTGCCCTTGGCGTCGGGCATGTAGCCCTTGCCGTTCACGTCGATCCGGCTGTCGGGCAGGGGCGCGGGGTTGAACTCAGACATCGGCGGGTCCTTTCAGGGGGGTGGGGGGATGGTCGAGAGGGGCGGGAGGGGCCGTTCCGGGCGGGATCGGGCGCAGCCCCAGAAGGGCCAGCGCCGCGGCCATGGCGACCGTCTCCTCGGCGCTGACGAGGGTGGCGCCGCGATGGCCCCACAGGTCGACCTTGCCCATGCCGCGCCCGGCAAGGGCGGCGATCTCGTCGAGGGTGAAGGGGAGGTCGGTCATGCGGCACCCCCGCTCAGGGGGTGCCGCGCGCGCTCACCGCTCGCGGGGCACGTAGCTCTGGATCGCCTCGACCGCCGGGCGCATCCGGTCGTGGATGAGGCCCAGCACGGCCGCCACATCATGCGGGCTGACGCTTTCGTCCGGCGGCTGCTGCGACAGCAGCACCCGCACCCCGTGAAGGGCGCTTTCGGCATAGGCGATGGCGTCGCGCGGGTCCTCGGGGCGGGGGTCACACATGGTCGAACAGCCCCGGCGGCATGCCCTCGGGCAGACGGCCGATCAGCCGCATCGCCAGCATGTCGCGCGCGGCCTGTTCCAGCTTCCACTGGGGATAGCTGGACATGCGCCGCATCGCTTCGATGCCGAGGCCCTTCTCCATGGCCATGGCGACGAAGCCGTAGATCGGCTTCTTGCGCAGGGCATCGACCTGCAGCCGGGCGACCATGTCGCGGGTGTCGGCCAGCGCCGCCAGCTCCATCGCCGTGAAGGCGCGGTAGATCGCGATGCCGACTTCGATCGCCACGTCCGAGGTCAGGACCCCCGACAGGGCATAGGCGCCGGCCTGCGTGAAGGCCATCGGAAGG